CAGAAAAAAGAAAAAGCCCGTCGCGTGAACGACAGGCAAAGAAAAGTATTTGTAGCGTGATTATATCACGGGAAAGGGGGATTTGCAAATGTATAGAGTTCCTATTATGTTGCGCCTCCCCGAAAAACTGCATGAACGACTAAAAGCAGAGGCAAAAGAAATGGGAATTTCATTGAATGAGCTTATTTGTTTTCGGCTTGCGAAGCCTTCAGATAAAACTTCAGAGCAAATTCAATCTCCTTGTTAATGGAGCGACCATTTTCTTTTGCTGATTTTTTTATTGCCGTCATAACTTTTTCTTCCACGCGGATTGGGTACGGGTTAGCTTGTGCCATGTTTATCTCCTCCTCTATCTATATGATACCTAAATATTATCTTTTCGGATAGTGCTAAAAAGATAACGCTAAGATAATAAAAAGATATTGACATAGGTTTATCTTTATGTTATCTTATAGATAGAAATTAGATAAAAGAGGGGGCGAAAATATGACAACGGGTTATCTTTTGAGAATGCCGCTAAAACTAAAGGAGATAATGGCGGCGAGGGCGCGGGAAATGGGGATTTCCATACACGCCCTTATCCTTCAGATTTTATGGCAATACGTTAAGGAGGCGTAAACAATGGCGGATTTAGAAAACAAAATGCTGATTGATTCTTATTGGGACGATGAGGAAACCGACCGTTACCAAGAACTTATGGACGAATACGAGCGCGAGGCGGCTATTGCGGACGAAATGTATGATTTGATGCCGTTCTATCAATGGTCGAAGCAGGAGGACGGTTATATATTCTAAAGGGGGCGAACGACATAGAGCGCGAAAAGAAGATTGTATGCGAACTATACAATGATAACTACCAAAATTATAAGGTTTACCGCATACCCGCGAAAGCGCAACTTGTTATTTCGGATATACCGTATAACTTAGGCGCGAACGCATACGGAAGTAACCCCGTTTGGTATGTAGACGGCGACAACAAAAACGGCGAAAGCAAACTTGCGGGGGCTTCATTCTTTAGGACGGACGGGAAATTCAATATTGCGGAGTTCTTTCATTTTTGCTCAAAGCTTTTAATTAAAGAGCCGAAAGAGCGCGGCAAAGCCCCTGCAATGATTGTGTTTTGTGCGTGGCAACAAATTCCGATGGTTCAGGAGTACGGCAAGAAACACGGATTCAAAAACGCCTACCCGATCTACTTCATAAAAAATACTTCTTCGCAAGTATTAAAGGCAAATATGAAGATTGTCGGCGCGGTGGAAACGGCTCTTGTTTTATACCGTGACAAACTGCCGAAATTCAATAATAACGGGCATATGGTTTTGAATTGGTTCAAATGGGAGAGGGACGGCAAGGATATCCCGAAACTTCACCCGACACAAAAGCCCGTCGTTATGTTGAAAAGGCTTATCGAGATTTTCACCGACCCCGGCGAAGTGGTAATTGACCCGTGCGCGGGGAGCGGTTCAACACTTCGGGCGGCGTTTGAAATGGGGCGTAGTTCTTACGGATTTGAAGTTGACAAGGGATTTTATCGCGACGCAAAAGAAAAGATGCTTCAAATTAACGAAGTTCCGCTTTTCGGCGTTGCATAAGAGGGGGCGCGGAAGATGGAAAAAACAAACAAAAGGGCGGAGGCGTTTTTCTATCGGCTTATAAAGCTGAATCGCAAGCGGGAACGGCAGGAATTAGCGCGGTTCTTGTGGTTTATTCGCAAAATTCGCCGTGAGCCTATGCCGGAATTTTAGGAGGAGAAGCAAATGCAGAAGTGGTTATTTGACATTTCAGCGCGCATAAATGCCCTTGTAGACGTTTTGGACGAGGCGGACGATAAAAGTATCGAACCGGACATAAAAAACGCTTTAGCGGGCATCTATGAAAGCGACGTACCCGCCGCCATCGAGGACGGGATTGCCTATATCAAAAACCAAGAGGCGCAAGTGGACGCGATCAGCGCGGAAATAAAACGCCTCCAAGATTTGAAAAAATCCCGCGAAAATCGGCTTGCAAGGGTTCGGAAAGGCTACACAGATTTTCTTATTGCGGTGGAGAAAAAGAAAATCGAAACGCCGAAAGGCACAATGACGGTTGCCGCGCCGACTATATCGACAATTATTGATGATGCGGCAATGCTTCCAAAAGAATTTTTACGCGAAACGGTTAGATATGACCCCGACAAGAAAGCAATAAAAGATGCGATTTTGAGCAATCCTAATCGAATTATCCCCGGCGCACACTTGGAGGAGAAAATAAGCATAAGAATTAAATGAGGAGGCGTGAAGAATGAAGGAGATTTATGGACGATTAGCTACACCGCCCGCCGACGCGATCAAGAAAATTGATGGCGGCAAGCTGAAAGGCATGAGCGACATAAACCCGCAATGGAGATATGAAGCCTTAACGAATGAGTTTGGGGCTTGCGGGTATGGTTGGAAAGTGGAGATTGTAAACACTTTTACCGAAGCCGTTCCTGCAACGCAGGAGTTAATGATTTTCGTACAAGTAAACCTTTACATTAAAGACGGTGACGCATGGAGCGAACCAATACCGGGATTTGGCGGGGACTTCCTCATTGTCAAGGATAAGAACGGCATACACGGCAACGATGAAGGGTACAAAATGGCAGTTACGGACGCAATCGGAACGGCGGCGAAAATGATAGGGGTAGCGGCTGACGTTTACCGTGGGCGCATGGATAGCAAATACAGCAATCGAGGCGCGGCGGCATATCAAGCCCCGAAAAAAGTCCCGACGAAGGACGAACACCTCAAAGCCGTTGCCGCAGAAGCTAAGAAGCAACACCTTTCCGGCGAAGATATAAAAGAAGTAATGCGGCGCAAGTATGGAAAAAGCGCGTCGGGCGAATTGACAGACGCAGAAGCGGCGGACCTCGCGGCGAACTTTATTCAGTACGCCGTAGAATTTATAGACGAACAAGCAAAGATGATGGAGGGGATTTAATTGAATATCGTAATTATCAAAGGCCGCTTATCCCGCGACCCCGAAGTTAAGACAACCGCAAGCGGCATGACCGTTTCAAGGTTTTCTGTGGCGGTAGATCGTATCGCGAAGAAGGGCGAAGAACGAAAAGCCGATTTTATTTCCTGCGTTGCGTTCAGTAACACGGCGCAAACAATCGCGAAGTATTGCACCAAAGGCAAGGAAATAGCCCTGCAAGGCCATATTCAGACGGGGAAATATGTCACGGAAAGCGGAGAAAACAGATACACCACAGACGTTATCGTTGACCGATTTGAATTTTGCGGCAAGGCTGACAGCAAGCCCGCCGACGAAATTCCTTTCTTTTAAGCTATGGTTGAAATTGTTGACGGCAAAATCACGGCATGGGAAGACGATGGAGGGGTAACGATACGCGCCGCCGTTCCTTCCCTTGACCGCGCTTTATTGCGAGAATACAACACGGTGCGAGTTGAATTTACAGACGGTCGCCCTATATCGGCAGACCAAAGGAAGAAAATTTATGCAATCTTCCGTGATATTGCGGATTACACGGGCTACGACGAATCCGAAACAAAAGAAGTTATGAAGCTTCAATTTATCACGGCGCACTTAGAATCCATCTGCAAGGAAATGTTTTCGCTTTCAAATTGCTCGATGACTACAGCGCATGATTTCTTGGGTTTTCTGATTGACTTTTGCTTGGCACACAACATACCGACAAGCAAGCCGTTAATCGAACACTGCGAAGATGTGCAAAGATATATTTTCGCTTGCGCCGTCAATCGTAAATGTGCGGTATGCGGAAAGCCGGCAGATATTCACCACTTGGCAGGATCGCGCGTCGGACATGGCGGCGTAAATTGGAAGAATAAACCGCAAGACGGCGTTATGTTCTTGCCCTTGTGCCGTGAGCATCATATCCAATGCCATAGCGGGGAGCAGGAATTTTTGAAGCGTTTTCACCTTGTAGGCATTGAAATGACAAGGGAACTGCAAAGGCGGCTTGGAGTAAAGCAAAAAAAGGAGGGCTGAATATGCTGATATTTAACGGAAGGCAGATTGTTAATACAAAAGGGGTTATGCGAATTTATATCGACGCGCCGTCTGGTGACGTTGGTATATACGGAAGCAATCAATGGAGCGAAGCAATAAAATTGCAATCTGTAGGAAGTTTTGAAGAAGGAAAACGCGCGCTTCAATATATTCTTGAACATTATTCTGATGATTTAACGATTGATTACGAAGAAGAAGAATAATCAATGTTGGAGGCTTGAAATATGGCAAGACCGACAAAGCAGGGGCTTGATTACTTCCCGATGGACGTTGAAGCCGACACAGACGAGAAAGTTGAATATCTAATAGCGAAGTGCGGCTTCTTAGCGTTTGGCGTTTATGTCAAGCTTCTCATGGCTATATATAAAAATGGCTATTTCTTAGAGTGGTCAGATCGTGCGCTTTTTGTTTTTGCTAAGAGGGTAGGACTTGACGCAAATGAACTTTCAAAAATTGTTGACGTTTGCATAGAAGCAGAACTTTTCGACGAGGACACATATACTAAAAATAAAGTACTTACTTCGGCAAGTATTCAAAAAAGATTTTTAGCGGCAACAGAAAAAAGAAAGTCTGCAAGTATAGGGCTTTATTCCCTGTTAGAAGTTAATTCTAAAAAAACTATAGTTAATTCCGAAATAACCGAAGTTAATTCCGAAAAAACTATGGTTAATTCCGAAAAAAGTACACAAAGTAAAGTAAAGAAAAGTAAATATATATATAATACTAATTCTATTTCTAATACTAAATCTTCTAATGGCGAATTATCAGAAGCAGAAAAAGAAGCAATCTCCATGTATGAAGATGTTCTTGGTGTACTTCTTAGAAGCGATACTGAGAAAGATATGCTTATGGAGTTAATGGACAAGTACGGAGCGGATAACGTAAAAGCCGCTATGCGCGAAGCCGCAAAGAGCGGCATACGCGCCCGCAACCTTCGCTATATTGAGGGTTGCCTTAAAAATTGGGCGGGTGGTGGAACACGAAGCCCAACGACAATGACGGAAGAACAAAAGGCCGAACTCGCCAAGAAACGCGAAGCAGAAGAAGCTTTCTACGCTGAACAAGCAAAAGCGGATTTTGAACGGGAGTATGGAGGCATAACAAATGAATCTGCCTAACAATATCGAAGCGGAGCGGGCTTTCCTCTCATTGCTTTTTAAACGTCCCGAGTTTGTGCGGCAGTATGAAGGGCTGATACGATCAGGAGATTTTTACCGCCGCTCAAACGGATTGATTTTTGAAAGCATGATTCGCCTACTTCATAGCGAAAAGCCGATTGACATTATCAACGCCGTCGAGGATATGAAGGGCAAGGACACGCTACACGACGCGGGCGGCATTGTTGAACTTACGTCAATTCAAGAACTAAGCGAGGGCGCGAAGAATAACAAAGATGAGTTTCTTGCGAAAGGCTATGCAGAAATTATTTCCGAATGTTCCCGCAAGCGCGAAGGGTATCGGGTATTTTCTGCGGCGGCACAAGCGGCGGTATCAGGGGAGGAACTTGATTCGCTCTTAGCTATGGCGCAGAAAACCATACAAGCCGCCACGCACGATTTAAAAAGCAATCTTTCTGACGTTGCGGAACTTGCGGATAATTGGGCGGAATGGTTTGCGGTAACGAAGGAGCGCGGGGAGTGCCCCGGTATAAAGAGCGGATTTCCTTTGCTTGATTATATTACGGGCGGCTGGCAACCTTCTTCGCTTGTGATTTTGGGGGCGCGTCCAAACATGGGGAAAACTGCGCTTGCTTTGAACTTCGCGACAAAGGCCTGCAAAGAAGGGAAAGCGGTTGCATTTTTCAGCCTTGAAATGACAAAACGAGAACTTGTTTCCCGCATATTATCGGCGGAGGGGAATATTGACGCACGGCACGCGAATATCCCTTCCCTTATCACGGAAGAAGAAAACAAAAAGATTGATAAGATTTTCGAGAAAATGCGCGGGTGGAAACTTTACATTGATGATTCATATTCCTTGCCCGTTTCACAGATCGCGGCGCGTTCTCGACGGCTTCAAAACTCCAACGGGCTTGACCTCGTTATTATCGACCATTTGAACTACATAGGCACGGACGGGAAAGCGGAGAACAGGACAAACGAAATGCGGAAGATAACCGCCGCATTGAAGGGGCTTTCAAAGGAGTTGAGTACTCCGGTTATTTGCCTTTGTCAGCTATCACGCGGCGTTGAATCCCGCGACGATAAACGCCCGAAACTTTCAGACCTTCGCGAAAGCGGAACTATTGAACAAGACGCGGATATTGTTCTTTTCCTATACCGTGAGGGGTATTACAAAGATGACCCGACGGATAAAAGCGCGGAGTTGCGGGTTGCTAAACATAGGGGCGGCGCGGTTGGCACGGTGAATTTGAGATTTGAGGGCGAAAATCAAAAGTTTTCGCAGGACGTTTTCGCGGATTGCAAAACGAAGCACGCAGAAAAGGAGGATATACCGCAATGAAATGGCTTTATTCTTTACCCGAAGAAAAACGGCAAGAGGTTGAACGGCTTCAAAACGAGCGGGCTATTGCGTTGCAGTTGGCTATGGGTTTATGTGTTGACAGCAAAAAGCCTATCTCGACAGAAGCGGCGCGGCGAATTGTCGCGAAGTGTAACGCGAAAATTGAGAAAATCGCGAAAGGGGCGAAAGTGGTTTGAAAATTAACCGTGAAGATGTAGTTCAGGCCGCGCTTGTTGTTGAAAGGTATTGCAAGGAACATTTTCGGTCGCAAAGTGATTGTTATGATTGTCCTTTCGTTTCAAGCGAGCGTCCCGGATATTGCGCGTTGTGTAAAGAAGGATTCCCGTTTTGTAAAAATTTGGAGAGATTTCTTCTCAAAAGGGGACTTGAAAAATGATTTCCAACGAAGAAGCCGTAAAAAAAGCAGATGAATGTTATGAAAAATGCAAAGAGCATTTAATTAATCACACGCCTTGCCCGAAAGATTGCTTGTTTTTATGGTTCGAAAAATGCGTTGCTATGAAGCCGATTGGATTATATCGGCGTGAAGAATGGTATTCATGCGGGGGGCTTGAAAATGCAGATTCGTAGGCGGTGCGTTGCGTGCTTATCCTTCTTCGATTGCGATAGCGCGGATAAAAATACGAAATGCCCCAAATGCCGAAGTAAAACGGGCAGGGCGAAGCAGAAAGCAATACAAAAGGCAGTACGAAAGAAAGCGAAACGGAGGGCGAAGGCATGACTATAAGTTTTACCGTACCCGGCAAGCCCGTCCCGATGGCACGCCCTCGCGTCACTTCACACGGCACTTATACGCCCGCAAAATGCAAGGAGTATAAAATCGTAGTTGGGATATTAGCGGCGCACGCTATGAGAAAAGCCGAGATTGAACCGTTTGAAGATGAGCCTTTGGAGTGTTGCGTGCGGTTCGTTTTCCCGCTTCCGAAAAGCCGCAAAAATCCGTGGGCTACAAGCAAGCCCGACTTGGATAATTTATATAAAAGCGTCACCGATGGAATGATAGGCATAGTTTATAAAGATGACGCGCAGATCGTGAGGGCGATAATAGAAAAAACCTACACAGCAAACGGGGAGGGCGGCGCGGAAATCAGCGTGCAAACCATTTAAAGGGGTGGAGAATATGCAAAAAGACACGCGAAAAGCGACGGCGGCGCAGATTGACCAAGCGCGGGAACTTATTCAAAGCCTTAAATACGACGTTGAATGGTACGACGATTTTTCAAAGCTGACGCGGGGGCAGATGGCGCGGCTTATAGATAGATTGAACGATGATTTGAGGAGGCGCAGGAATGAACGCATTTGAGTGGTATGCATTATCTAAAATGGGCGAGAATTTAGCCACTATAGTAAATGATGGTCATGGAGATATACTTACCTACTGCTTTTGGGGTTTTATTTTTATAAGCGTGTGCGCGTTTATCTTTGGAAAAGGAAAGAGGGCTGACGATGGATATAAAACAGCGGATTGACGGGCTGACCGAGGCGGAGGCAAAGGCCGCGCTATATTATTTAGTTAATCTTGTGGGTGCGACGTCGATGGGGGAAACGTGCCCGCTACGCCAGGAATGTTTTTTTAACCTTGATGTTGACGCAAAGTCACGCAAAGAAAGGTTTTGGGATTGGGTGACTGTAAATTTTAGGGAGGCGCGGAAATGAAAGAACCTTATATCCAATGGCGCGAAGACGGCGAGGAAAACGAAACAACAGACAAAATTGATAAACAGTTAGACGAACTGCAAAAAGAGGCTGAAAAATCAAGCGTTGTTTATTACCCGCAAGCGCAGGAAGAAAACGAATACCGCTATATAAGTCCCGCATGGTTGGACGCAATTGCGGAAGGGCTGACGGCGGGAGCGGTGAAACACCCCGGCGAAACGTGGCGTTTAATACCAAGTCAAGAACATTTAGCGCGGGCGTTACGGCATATAAATTTATACCGCATGGGTGACAGAAGCGAGCCGCATATCATAAATGCAAGTATGCGTTTGATGATGGCGTTTGAAACGGCGGGCGCAGATCGTGAGAAATGGGAAGGGCTAATGAATGATTACGAACGGGGGCGGCTGAATGATTGAGAATTTCATGCCTTTTATGTCGGGTTTTGCGGCGGGGCTGATCGTGGCGTTTATCATAGTCGTTTTATCTATTGAGCGATAGGAGGCGATGCCGATGCAGAGGCGCACGGGAAATCGAAACATTGACACGATAGAGGATATTTTTCGGCGTGAAAAGGAAATTCGTGAGGCGGTTCTTGAAGCGAAGATTAGCGGGGGCGGGCATACAGGCGGCGCGCCAAGTGGACATAGTTATATTTCCGACCCGACCCCTGCGGCGGCATTACGGCGGGCGGTCGAACTTAACAGCGTGACCTTGTACCCGTCAAAAGAAAGGATATTTCGCCCTGAGGCGTGGCTTTCTGTGGTCGATGCGGTGCGGGCTTGGTGCGCGAAAGATGTTTTCAAAGATGAGATATTCAAAAGGCGGTATTCAAGCGGCGAAAATTCGCAAGATACTTGTGAAGCGGTGCATATCGAGATAAATACATATTATTATTTTTTGCGTGAAATACGAAACTACGCTTTGCAATGCGCGGCACAAATGCAAGTGATACGGGTTTTTTGAGGTGATAGCATGAAGGTGGACGATATGACAGGCATTATTACAAACAGCGAAACGGGCGAAATTCTTGGTACTGTTGATTTGAAATTTCACATGAAAAGTGGCATTACAAACGCCGAATATATACGCAGTATGAACGATGGGGAGCTTGCTGAGTTTCTCAAAGATTGGGTTGAGCCTTGTTATTTGTGCGCGTATAAAGAAAATAATGATTGCGGCGATTGCCAAAAAGGGCGGCTTTTGTGGTTGCAAGGAGAATTTGATAGTAAATACTTTTGACTTGCTTATTTTAGTAATAAGATATATAAAAACCATGTTATAATATTAGCGTGAAGGAGTGCAACGAACACTCTACACGCCTCCTAATGTTTTATTTTTCTTCCGCAGGGCGGTTAATCTCCTCCCGCCCATAGCCCGCCATCGTCCGGCGGGCTTTTCTATTGAAAGGGTGAAATCGTGGAAATCATCGAAAAGCGGCTTGCAGAATTAACGCCGTACAAGAACAACCCGCGCAAGAACGACCAAGCCGTTGACGCAGTGGCGGCAAGTATTAAGGCGTTCGGCTTCAAGGTGCCGATTGTCATAGACCGTGACGGCGTAATTGTGTGCGGACATACACGCGCAAAGGCGGCAAAGAAGCTGAAACTTGAAAGCGTGCCTTGCGTGGTTGCCGATGATTTGACGGAAGAAGAAATAAAAGCGTTTCGCCTTGCAGATAACCGTGTATCAGAACAAGCAAGATGGGACATCGACCTTTTAGCGGAAGAATTAAACGGCATTTTTAATATTGATATGTCAGATTTTGGATTTGAGGACGATGAAAACGAAGGAGATACAAAATATACGCCAAAGGTTGAAATTCCAGATTATACAGTCACAAATAACAACGTAAACTTGTCGGACTGTATCAATAAAACTAAATATAACGCACTGATTGAGGAAATAATGCAAAGTAACGTCAGCCAAGAAGAAAAAAATTTCTTAATATTGGCGGCGGCAAGGCATATTTTGTTTAATTATAAAAATATCGCTGGATATTACGCGGGCGCGTCAAAAGAAATGCAAGAACTTATGGAACGCTCCGCCCTTGTTATTATTGACTATGAAAACGCAATTCAAAACGGATATGTTCGTCTTAAGGGTGACATAATGGGAGCGTTGGAAGATGCCTTGCAAGAAGAAATATAATTTCGCCGTCTTGATTTTGTCACACGGCAGGGCTGGAAATATAGCGACAATTAACACGCTCCGCAAAGATGGCTATACAGGAAAGATTTACATTGTGATTGACGATGAGGACGAACAAGCCGATAGATACTATTCGTTGTACTGTGACAGCGTAGTACAGTTTAGCAAAGACGAAATGCGAAAAACGACTGACACGATGGATATTAAAGGCAACGAAAAAATCGTCGTGTATGCCCGGAATAAATGTTTTGATATAGCAAAAGCACTTCACCTTGATTATTTCCTCGAACTTGACGATGATTACAAGTCTTTCCAGCACCGATACGAGGACGGCGGGAAACTCAAGGGAAAAGAGTGTAAAAACTTAGACAAAATATTTTCCTCGATGATTGACTTTTTGAACGCCAGCGGTGCGATTACTGTTGCATTCGCGCAAGGAGGGGACAGCCTCGGCGGGTTAGATTCCAAAAGATGGCGTGATGGCATGATAAGAAAGGCCATGAACACTTTTTTCTGTAAAACCGATAGGCCGTTTAAGTTTTTAGGGCGCATAAACGAAGATACAAATATGTACCTTGAATATGGCAAGCGCGGCGCGTTGTGTTTTACGATTATGGATTTGCAGATAGTACAAGCCCAAACTCAAAAGCAAAATGGCGGTTTGACTGATATATATTTAGATTGCGGCACGTATCAAAAATCATTTTATAGCGTGATGATAAATCCGTCTTGCGTCAAAGTTGCAGAGATGGGCTTACACCGTCGCCTGCATCATAATATTTTATGGGACTATGCCGTCCCGAAAATTATAGATTGCAAGTATAAAAAGGGGTGATTGCATGGCAAAGATGGGAGCACCGAAAAAGGAAATAGGGCAAAAGGAGTTTGAAAATCTGTGCGCCCTTCAATGCACGCAAAAAGAAATTTGCTCCTTTTTCGATATTACTGATAAGACGTTAAATAGATGGTGTAAAGATACATACGGGCTGACTTATTCCGACGTTTATCCACAAAAAGCGGAGAAAGGGAAAATTTCACTTCGCAGAAAACAGTTCCAGATCGCAGAGCATAACGCGGCTATGGCGATTTTTTTAGGAAAAAATTATCTTGGTCAATCCGACAAGAACGAAACAATCATCAGCGCGGGCAATCCTGCGCCGGAAAGGTTAGTGTTCGACTTTGGAGGCGGCGAAAACAAAGCGGATTAGTTTCCCGCCCGCGTTTCAATTTCTAACAAACGCGGCACGATATAAAGTTATATACGGCGGACGCGGTTCGGGTAAATCTTGGGCTTGCGCCCGTTTTTTGTTGGGGCTTGGCTTTCAGCGGCGTTTGCGGATATTGTGCGCCCGTGAAATTCAACGGTCAATTTCTGATAGTGTGTGGAAATTGCTTTGCGAACAAATTGATGATATGGGCTTGCAGTCGTTTTTTATACCGACGCGCGACGCAATACGCGGTATAAATGGAACGGAGTTTATATTTAAGGGCTTGCGTACCAACACGCAGGAAATAAAATCAACCGAGGGCGTGGACGTGTGCTGGGTAGAAGAAGCGCAAGCGGTATCGGCTGAAAGTTGGGACGTTTTAATCCCGACAATCAGAAAGCCAAACAGTGAAATATGGCTTACGTTCAATCCGCTCGATGAGGCTGACCCGACCTATCAAAGGTTTGTTTTGAATGCGCCGGACGATGCGCTTGTCCGCAAAGTGAACTACGACGAAAACCCTTATTTCCCAGACGTGCTAAAGCGCGAAATGGAATGGCTAAAGGCGCGGGACTATGAAAGCTATCTGCATATTTGGGAAGGGGAAGTAAGGCGGCACAGTAACGCGGTAATATTTGCGGGGCGTTTTCGCGTCGAAGAATTTGACACGCCGCCCGATGCCCGTTTCTATCATGGGGCTGATTGGGGCTTTAGCGTTGACCCTACGGCGTTGGTTCGGTGCTTCATTAAGGACAGGACAATTTTTATAGATCGCGAGGCTTGGGGCGTGGGTATCGACTTAGACGAAACCCCCGCTCTTTTTGATACCATCGAAACGGCGCGAAAGTGGCCTATAAAGGCAGATAACGCCCGCCCCGAAACAATATCTTTTATGCGGCGGCGCGGCTTTAACATTTCGGCGGCTAAAAAGTGGGCGGGGAGCATTGAGGACGGTATTGAGTTTCTAAAAAGCTATGATATTGTGATACACCCGCGTTGTCGGCACACTATCGACGAATTTAATCATTATTCGTACAAAGTGGACAAGCAAACGGGGGACGTACTTCCAATAGTAGTTGATAGCTTTAACCATATACTCGACGGACTTAGGTATAGTTTGGTTGACCTAATGCGCGGGCGCGGTACGATGCAGATAAACCCCGCCGCTTTAATGATGAGGTGAAAACATGGCAAAGGCAAAGAACGAAATGAAAATATCATATAGCGCGTTGGAGCGTGAAAAGGTGGCCTTTGATGCTTCACCTTATGATTCGCTTGGCTACGGCAAAAGCGGCATGAAAGCAATCCATGACGCGGCGTTAAGACAGTGCGGCGTTTATAACATGATAGGCAGTTTGTATGACTACCATCAGTTTTTAGGCTACGGCGTTCTTTCCGGCTTGGCGCAAAATGGAATTATCCGGGCGGGCGTTGAACTCCGCGCCGATGAAATGACGCGCCGTTGGGTAGAGTTCAACTACAACGGTGAAGCAAGCGACGAAACGGCGGCGGCAGATATTGAAGCCGAAATGACGCGGCTGAAAGTTGACAAACTTTTCCATGATGCGGCGGAAATGTGCGGATTCTTCGGCGGGTGCTTGGCGTATATCGACACGGGCGATATTAGCGGCGAAGATATGCGCTTGCCTCTTGGCATGGACGCGGACACGTTCAAAGTTGGCGCGTTGAAAGGCTTCAAACTGATTGAGCCCGTTTACATTGCGCCGGGCAGATATTCCTGCTTCAATCCGCTTGATCGTGATTACTTCATTCCGCAAAGTTGGCTTATTAACGGAAAAGAAGTACACGCAAGCAGATTTTTATACTTCGCGGAAGATAAGCCGCCCACGCTTTTACTTCCGGCATATAACTTTTTCGGGATTCCACTTGCACAAGTTGTTTTGCAAAATGTTAGACATTTTGAGGAGTGCAACGCGGCGGCGGCAAGGTTGCTTCAAAAGTTTAGTTGCACCGTTTTCGCGACGGATATGCAGGAACTTCTCACAGGGCATGACGGCGGCAATATTCGTCGGCGCGTTCAGTATTTCAGCCAAAACCGCGACAACGACGGCGTTATGACGATTGACAAAGAAGCCGAGGCGATTTCAGACGTTTCAACGCCCATTGGAGGCGTGACGGAAATTGTTCGTCAGCAAATGGAGATTGTTTCCGCAATGTTCGGTGAACCAAGCGTGAAACTTTGGGGCATTACCCCCGGCGGGCTAAATGCTACGGGCGAGGCGGATATGAAAAACCACTATGACCATATCCACGCTTTGCAAGAAAGAATTTTCCGCGACCCGCTTGAATACGTTATCAAGCTTTTACAGTTGAACACACGCGGCGCGGTTGACGATGCTTTATCCTTTGAATTTGTGCCTTTGTCCGATGAGGACAGCGACCTCAAAGCCCGTTGCAACAAAACCACCGCCGACACTTACGCAACGCTGATTGATCGCGGCGTTATTTCGAGCGCGGAGGCGCGGCTTGCGTTGGCTAACAATCCCGAAAGCGGATTCGCGAATATAGATGCCGACGATGAAGTTGAAATGCCCGAAATGGCTTTACCTTTAGAGGGTGTAGAAAATGAGGCGAACGCTTAAACCGATATATCCCCCCGCCGCGATTGAGCGCGAATATCATAAACGCTTAAAAAAAGCGGTGCGGGAAATGGAAGCGTCGTGCGTTTATTGGTTACGGGCAAAATACAAAGCCAACGAAAGCAAGATTCTTGACAGCGCAACCGATGACCTTCTAAAAATCTTCCGGCAGTTGTTACGGCAGTGGAAAAGAAATTTCAATGAACTTTCCGAAACCTTGCCGCGTTGGTTTGTAAATAAAATTCGCGGATATACTTCGCGCAATCTCATAGAGCAGACAAAGCCGCTTAAAGATGCGGGGTTAGGTTTTAATCTGAAATTCAGCTACATAAGCCAAGCCGAAAGGCAAGTTATGTCCGCGATTGTTGCCGAAAACGTGAACCTTATAAAAAGCATTGCAAGCGAAAGTTTGACGCAAGTTGAAGGAATTGTTCTTCGCGGAATTACTTCGGGGAATGACCTTTCTACGGTGACGGAACAACTTCATCATCAGTTCGGCGTTACAGAACGGCGGGCGGCTATGATTGCCCGCGATCAAACCGCAAAAGCGACAAACAATCTTTCCCGTCAACGCCTCTTAGATTACGGCGTTACAAAAGGGATTTGGCTTCACACTGCGGCAGGGAAAACGTACCGCGAAACACATATTAACGATATGGACGGGCAGGAATACGACATAAAAGAAGGGTGCTTTGACCCCGACGAAAAAGTTAGCCGTTTTATTCAGCCCGCCGAGCTTGTAAATTGCCGTTGCGTTTGCCGCCCGTTGATACCCGAACTAAGCGAGGAAAAAACGGAAGCGGGCATTGAAGAAATTTTTAACGAGTTAGGCGAACCGTTACCCGAAACGCCGAAAGAAGAAAATTTATTAAATGAAGAAGGACTTTCCCCGGCGGGCGTAGAAATAATAAATAGGCTCGATGCGTCTAAAATCGAATATAACGCAGTGCGGGAATTTAACGCGCCGATATCAACGACGGAAATTATTGACCGCATAGGCGGCGGGGATATGACGAAAGGTTCTTGTGTTTCCGTTGCACATTGTTATGTTGGCAATAAAGCCGGATTAGAAGTATTTGATTTTAGGGGCGGCGATTCATGGTCGTTCTTTGCCCGTCGAATGAATTCAATCAGTATTGCGAAATTACCCGGCGTGACAACATTCTTTGAGGAAATGGCAAACGACTATAAGGCGGCAAAATCGTTATTTTCAAATGCAAAAGAAGGAAAGGAATATATGCTAATAGTTGGGCGGCACGGTTCGATTATTAGAAAAACAAAAACAGGGCTTGAATATCTTGAATTGCAATCAAGTTCAAACAATGGTTGGCATGAGATAACCGACGAAATATTAAAAAGCCGCTTTGGTTGTGCGCGAGGACGAAAGTACATAAAAACAAGTATGATGATTGACGTTGAAAGCTTGGGGAAAAGCAAGGATTATAAAAAAATCTTGGGCTATCTGAACACGGCGAAAGGAAAGCAGAAGAAAGGGGTGAAGGGTTATGCCAAGTGAATTTTATAAAGAAAACGAAAATGATAAAATTTGGTGGGTAGATAATCCCGAAATGATTGGCGAATTTCTTTTTAGCTTTGATCGCAAGAAAACCTTTAACCTCTTTCAAGATTATCCGTGGAAACTAACCGCCGCACAAAAGGAAATGTTTGATAAGGAAAATCCTTATTGGGCTAATTTCTTCAAGGACAGAAAAGCAAGCTAAACAAGGAAACAAACACAAGCACTTTGCAAATTGCAAGGTGCTTTTCTTATGCCCAAAAATGAAAGAAGGTGCAGGAATGGTATTTGACACTTTGCCGATTGAATCAAAGCGCACATTTGACGAAAACGGCTATTTGCACGTCAAGACAAGCAATATCACGAAAGAGCAAGTTGTCCCCTACGTTGGCGATACTATCCCCGGCTGGCAGGAGTTGGAACTTGAA